CAATTCATGCAATGCAAACTGTATATAGATGGCAATTCGAGTGTTATTCTTATGAATAAAATCGATTATGAAAGGCTGTTAAGCGATAGTTTTTTTGTGCGTGATGGTAAAAATCGGGATTCAGCCGGAGTGTTGAATACTACTAACACTTTCATCGAAAAAGATTAATATTTAAAACTAAATAGAAAGGAATAAAATGGAAAATGAAGAATATTTCTGTATTGATTGCGCAAAACAACTAGAATGTTGGAGACCTGACATCAAATTAGACGACCCTGATTTATATATCCCTATAAACTGCATAGATTATCAAGAAATGAATGAGCTTTTTAATTTATAACAGATTAAAAATGAATACACTAGATATAAGATTATGAATTCCAAGAATAAACAAACTGAAATAAAGGCTTTTCTCTCCTTTATACTGGAACAAAGTAAGGAGACCGGTTTACATGTTTCCTGTACAATAATGTCAGAAGAGGATACTGGGGAGGGTTATGAGATATTTGCCGGACATGTTTCCAGTTGTAAGGGGGCAAGACTACATAGGCTGCTTTATGGTGCAATAGCTGTGAATGAGAACTTTCGGAAGGCGGTGACGTCCGCTCTGCTGGAGTACGAAAGGACTAAAACAGTGAACCGAGACAAGATGTCAATGAATTGAAAGGTGCAAAGTGTTCCGGGAACATCATCATTTCCGGTCCATTCCGGGTTGCTGCAATCCGGTAATTTTGTGTTGTCTTATGAAGTTGCGGCTTATTTATATAATTATTTGTTATGTATTTTAATGAAAACGAAATATCAAGGATAAAATCAGCGTCGGACGGCAGGTTGCTTGACGTTGTGCAGGATTTCCGGGAACTGAGAAAATCCGGCAAGGATTATGTTTGCGAATGCCCCAAGTGCAGAAGCGCGAAGAAATTCACGGTCAGCCCCGGCAAGAATCTGTTCAAGTGCTTCTCCTGCCAGATTGGCGGAGAGGGTGCCGTGTCGTATCTGATGAATATCGAAGGATACGGTTATACAGATGCGTTGGAATACCTTGCCAAGAAGTTCTGTGTGCTGCTGGACCCCCATCCGGACAAACCGGCTGGGAAACCGGTCCAGAAGATGAAGAAGGGAAGCAAGGCTGCCAAAGGGCTGGATACGGGTTCTTATTGCGCCCGAATGCTGGCCGCCTCGGGACTGACTTTCGAGGATGTGACCGCCAGTGTGTACAAGACCGATGATACGAAATCCGTGTTCCAGTGCCGTACTTTCAAACCGGGAACGATTGATGAGCGGGGAATGCTGACGGCCAAGGGGGATGATGTCATCATAGAATATTATGATCTGGACGGTCTTCCTGTCCGTTATGTCCAGAAGGATAACAAGCGCAGGGCGGCCGGGGAGATGAAGGAATACTACCGCATTCGTTGGCAGTTCCCGGAAATGCATTTGGACAAGGATGGGAAGCCTTTCAAATACAAATCGCCGCGGGGGTCCGGTACTCCTATATATATTCCGGAAAAGATACGCACCGCCTTCAAGAGCGGTACGAGGATAGACCGCCTGTATATCCAGGAGGGCGAGAAGAAAGCGGAGAAGGCGTGCAAGCATGGCATCCCGTCCATTGCCGTGTCAGGGATACAGAATCTGGGAAATAATGGCTCGCTACCGGAGGATTTTGTCAGGATTGTCACCGGTTGCCAGGTCAGGGAGGTGGCATTTGTTTTTGATTCGGACTGGGATGATATCTCAAGTAATATCAAGATAAACGATCCGGTTGAGAAACGTCCCAGGAACTTTTATTCCGCTGCCAGGAATTTCAAGGAGTATATGCGTAGTCTGAAGAACCGTGACATCTATCTGGAGATATTTGTAGGGCATATCCGCAAAAATGATGCAGGGGACAAGGGGCTTGATGACCTGCTGGCCAATACTCTTTTGGGAAAAGAGGACGAGCTGGCCGCGGATTTTGATTATGCCTGTAATGATAAGAAGGGTTCCGGCCAGTATGTAGAGATGTTTAAAATTACCGGTTTCACTGACCACAGGCTGATGGAGCTTTGGTGTCTTCACTCCCATGAGGCGTTTGCTGAGCGCCACAAGGATCTGCTGAAGAATCTTCCGGAATTCCTTTTCAACCGTTATCGCTGGAAATTCGATGAGGATGGCAAGGTCGTATCGGCTCAGCCCTTTGACGCGGACGAGCAGTTCTGGCGTGTGGTCAAGAGGAATGAGGGGAAAGATAACGAAAGATCGGATTATGAGTTTTGTTACGTGAATTCCCAGAACTTTTTACAGAACCGTGGTTTTGGGCGCCTGAGAAGACAGGACAAGAGTTTCTTGTTCATCCATCTGGAACCTCCTTTGGTTAGGTCCTTGGAGGCGAGCGACGTCCGGGACTACCTGTTCCAGTTCGCCAAGCATAATTGCTGCGTGGGAGTGAACGAGATGCTGATCAAGGGGGTGTCGCAGTATGTGGGACCGGACAAGCTATCACTGCTGGAGTACATACAGCCCGATTTCATTAAGCCTTCCCGGGACGGCCAGTATTTCTATTTCGATAAATCGTGCTGGCTGGTCACCCGTGACAGCGTAAAGGAAATGGGCTATGAAAATATCTCACATCATATCTGGGAGGAGCAGAGACGTGACTATCCGGCCAAATATCTGGGAAAACAGCTTGTCACCTTCAGGAAGGACGCTGATACGTATTCCTATGAGCTGACCGAAGACGGACACCGCTGCCATTATCTGCAATTCCTGATCAATGCCAGCAATTTCACATGGAGGAAGAAAAGCGGCGAGGTGACTCCCGAGGAGGAGAACGAGAACCATATCCATCTGCTTTCCAAACTGTGCGCCATCGGGTACATGCTGATGGAAGCGAAGGATTCCAATGTGGCGCGTGCGGTGATCGGTATGGATGGAAAGCAGTCGGAGGTCGGCGAGTCAAACGGGCGTTCCGGAAAGTCCCTTATAGGGGAACTCATGAGGAACGTCATGCCTATAGCCTATATTCCCGGAAAGAACTCCGACATCTTCAAAGACCAGTTTGTATGGAATGACGTGATGGAGAAAACCAAGCTGGTGTTTATTGATGATGTGCTTCAGAACTTCAACTTCGAGTTTCTGTTTCCGAACATTACCGGGGATTGGAGTGTTAACTATAAGGGAGGGCGGCGTATCACGCTGTCGTTCTCGCAGTCTCCCAAAATCTATATTGCCACGAACCATGCCATCCGCGGAACCGGCTCCTCTTTCACGGATCGCCAGTGGCTGTTGGCCTTTTCCGATTTTTATAATGAAAGCCACAAACCGGTTGACGATTTCGGAGCGTTGTTCTTTACCGAGTGGGATTTTGACCAGTGGAACCTGTGCTGGAACCTGCTGGCCAACTGTATCCAACTGTATCTGACGTTCGGTGTGGTCCAAGCTCCTGGAGAACGGCTTGAGGAGCGCAAACTGCGGCAGGAGATCGGGGAAACCTTCATTTCCTGGGCTGACGAGTATTTCTCTGCACCGGAGCATATCGGTTGCCGCCTGGTGAAGAAGGAGCTGTTCGACGCCTTGTGCTTGTATGATCCGGCCCAGCGGAAATATAATACCCCTGCCTCATTCAAGAAAAAATTCGTCATGTATTGCAAATGGAAAGGTTTTGTGTTTAACCCCCAGAAATATGACAGCAAGACCGGACTCCCCTATCAGGTCGATAAGGACGGACGTCCTGTCGTGGATGACAAGTCCGGCGGAGTGGAGTATTTCACGGTCGGTACCGGCAAGGAGATCATACAACCGGGAGAAGATCCCTTGGATCCTGATCTTCCGGGAAATTTGAGACTGGACTACTGACATGGCACGAAGTTATCAGGAAATATTGGAAAAGGTAATGCCTCTGGCCGGGCGTGATCCGGGCCGTTTCAAAAGGTTTTATGACCGGGTGACGGAGTTATTGCTCCGGATTCCCGAGGGAGGATCCATCATTGTATCCGAGCACTGCACAGCCCGCTCTTTGGAACTGTTCATGGATGTGGCCGAAATGTGTATCATAGAGGAGCTGTTCCACAAGAGCATTAATGACGCATTGCTGGAGTTTTCTGATGACAGGAGTGAGATCCGGCGTTGTCCGGCCTGGCGGCCTGCGGTCCCTTACAGGCATTTCTACTCGGATAGGAATGTATGATATATCCCAATTTATATCGTTGTAAAGTTAGTGATTTTTAGTGAGATATGCAAATAAAAAGGAAGCAATATGCTGAAAAAAGAGAATAAAATTTTTGTGGCGGTATGTCCTGATGTCCGGACACGCAGACAGATGATTTCAAGGCTTGCGGTCAGGCTGGGCTTTGCCCTGATACCTAGTGATGCGGCCAAGCTGATACAGGAGGATCTTTATTCCTGTGACCTGTCCACGGCTTATTTCGTGATGTGCGCCCAGTATAACTTCAGGAACTCCCCTGTGACCAACCAGAGGCTCTATGAAATGGCTGCCAGAGGCTTGTGTGTTATTGTGGGCGTGCGGTCGCTCCCCCGGGAATACGAATTCATAACGCAGGCATTTTATCCTGAAGACATATAGTTTAAAAGTCCGGTTTTCCGGACTTTTTTGTTTCCCCTCATACCCCTTTTTCCCCAGAAAAAACATTTTGGACAATCGTGCGATCTGTTCGAAAACGGGCGACCTATATATTCTTTTTTTTATTTTTTAACTTTTAAGAAATATACCCTTATAAAAAATGAAGAAATTTTCGTGCAATCGTGCAACTGCGTTTTTTTTGATTATAATATATTGATATATAAATATTTATGTCTGCACGATTTTTGCACGATTCCGTTCGATTTGTCCAAAAACGTATTTTATGGCTTTTTGTGCGTGGTTTTACATTTCGTACGAAAATCGTGCGCGAATTGTGCAGTGTACAATATATTGATATTCAATATATTACAATAATATTAATCATCAGATCGTACGGTTGCACGAAAATCCCCCCTTTGTTTTTCAAGGGGTGTTGCAACGGCCTTCATGATTCTTTTGGAAGCCGGTCCATCTTTAGCCGGTTGTTCTTTGACTATCTCAATTTAAATCATTACTTTTGTATAAACACATAAGTATATGATTACCACGAAGATAACGATAGAAAATTATTTAGCCGAATATCTAATAGGCAAGTATGGAACCCCGGACAGCAAGGTAGTCCGCCTGCCTTCAGATCTTGATTTGTACCATTTCGTCTATGATCTTTTGCAGAAACGTCCTGCCGGATGCCCTGTGGATAGCGGAAATCTGGAGCTTGTATTGCCGGAGCGCCGAGAAGCACACCTTCCGGGTGGCAAACCTTTGGCTACCTATAATTATATAGGCGAGAGAGGAGCCAAAATACTTTCCAGGAAGATAAACACAATGATGCGTGCGGAGCTTCATGACCTGTTTGATGAAAACAAACATGTCTATGGTATAGACTACATCAATTCGGCCTGGTACTTTCTCCGGAAGTATTGCATTGAGAGTCTGAGCGTGGAAGCACTTCTGAAAGATTACCAGCGCTGGCGGCGGAAGATGCGCCGTAAAACCTCCGTTCGGGAATATAAACACAGATAATTTTATGTGACGTAGCGTGTCTTTTTGTCCTTTCCATGTCCTTTTTGGAGGTGTTTTTATGTGGAAAAACGGTCTTTTCATGACCGGGTGTGATGACCGCTTCTCCGTGTCCTTGTTCATGGATGGATCTGTTCTTTATTTTGCAGGAAAAAAGAACGGATGAATCGTATTCAGTTAATATTCAATGAAAAATGGGCCATGGCTAGAGAGGATTATTACAATCTGGTCTCACTGATCCTTCCTTCAATACATTCCGGCAATTTTAAGGAGGTAGAGGCATTTTTTGAAAAAGATACCGTGACCGCATACGCATCGGATCTGAATTTTGTGGGGCGGTGGAATTTGGAAGACAGCGGTCTTCCTTCCGATTCGGTTGCCGTTATTGTGCTGGAAGGGACGCTCTATTCCTGGGAGACGTTCCGCCTTCAGGAATATATTGCACAGGCGGCAGCTAATGACCGTATTGCAGGCATCATTTTGTGGATAAATGGACCGGGGGGAATGATTACCGGTCTGGACAATGCGTCAAAAATGATATCCGAATGTCCCAAACCCGTAGTCGCTTACATTGCCGGAGCTTGTGCTTCCGCACATTTTTGGCTGGCATCAGCCGCAGACAAGCGCTTTCTTGGCTCGTTGATGTGCGAGGTGGGTAGTATCGGTGTTGTGGGTACCTATTATAATGCCAAGGAGGCCTTGAAAAAAGAAGGAATCGATTATCGGGAGATTTACCCGGATTCGGCCGACTTGAAAAACAGGGAACACCGGGAGATTGCGGAAAACAATAACGAGGAACCTTATAAGGAAAAGCTGTCAAAACTGCACATGATGTTCTGCCGGACCGTTTCGGAGAACCTTTCCATCGCTTATGACAAGGACTCCCCCGTGTTCCGCGGGGCGACCTTTATGGGTGATGAAGCGGTCAGGGAAGGACTGGCGGACGGTTATAACACTTTGGAGGGAGCTGCGCGCTGGATTCTGGCGCAGTCCGTCATCAACAAGACAAATCAAATCTTTTAAATTTTTATTTTTATGGGAAAGTATTCTAAAATGTCCACCTTTGCCGGCGCAATCCTTGGATTGCTGGGGCTGAAAGAGTGGAAGAAGGCTGAGGACAAGGATATCCTCGATGCCGATGATGTAGCCAAACTGAAAGAACTTGGCTTCGATGAGAAGTTCATAACTCCTTTCGGGGAAGCGTTGAAAAATGGTTTTAAGGATGAGGAACAGCAGACCGGTCCTGTTGAGAACTCGGGAGAGGCGCTGATTCGTGGTCTGCTGGCGCAGAAAGTATCCGAAATGGCTTCCTTGCAGGAGCAGTTGGATGCAATAAGAAAGACAGACGGGGAAAAGACGCAGGCCATCACCCGGAAAGATACCGAAATAGCGGAGCTGAAGCAGAAGATTTCGGTACTGAGCGCATTGCCGGAGCCGGACCATGGTGCGGGTGCCGGTCTGAAACAAAATACGGGTGCCGGTGCCTTCAACCTGGATGATGACAAGCAGCTTGGAGGTATGCAGGGTGAGATGTTCGCGCTGGATCGTCCGTATAACATGCGTGCCCGTGCCGCTCTGCTCGCAAGTCAGGGAATCAATATTCAGGTCCGTGCGGAAAGTTCCGTGGATTACGGTCGTCTGAAGGAGGACCTTGGTGCGTTCTACCGCATCCGCTGGCAGGACCGTTTGCAGTCATTCCTGACCAAGCTCCCCAGTATCGAGAGCATCTTCCCGGTGGAGAGCGGATATCAGGATCTGGCCACTCTGGTCAACATTTGGCTGGGTGAGTTCTCGCAGGCTGACAACACCTCCAGTGATTTCGACAATGTGACCAAAGGTGAATATGAGTTCGACAACGAGACATTGCGTATGTTCAGTGTCATGTTCGCCCATAAGTTCCGTGACCTGAAGCAGCTGGAAAAGACCTGGATCGGCTCTCTCAACAAGGAAGGATCACAGGCGATCAAATGGTCATTCATTGAATACATTCTGGCGGAAACAGCCAAGAAGTTGCATAACGAGCGTGAGCTGCGCCGTATCAATGGCGTGCGCAAGGATCCTGACCTTAACAAGCCGGGACGCGCCATGGAAGCGGCCGACGGGCTGTATGAATGGCTGAGAAAGAAGGTTGACGGTTTCATTGACATTAATAACGGGAGACCGTTTACCAGATCAAGCCGTTTGTGCTGGGTGAGATCACGGAAGCCAATATCGGTGAGAAACTGTTCCAGGGTACGGGAATGATTCCTGCCGTGTACCGTGACAGCGGGCAGCTGGCCCTGTATCTTCCCAGCTATATGGTAGTATGGTATCACAAGTACAACGAGCTGCACTATGGTGTGAACCAGGATTACAAGGCCAATATGATGTACGTTAAGGAATATCCGGCTGTGAAGCTGATTCCGATTCCGAACGCAGACAATCACCAGCGTATTTTCTGGACGATGGAGGGCAATATCAAATGCTTCGAGCATGTGGCCGGTGAAATGACAAATTTCAGCTTGGAACAACAAGACTGGACGCTTAAGGTATGGTCCTTGTGGAAGGAATCCATCTGGGCGCGTGCGGTAGGTTTCAAATATACGAAAAAAGAGGATATGGACGGCAGCCGCCAGATGATCTTCTGTAACGAGTATGACCGGCCTGCATCTTCCTTCATTGACGGGGAGAAGGACAAAAACCCGAACGTAGCCCTGCATACCAGTGTACAGACCGTGGCCAACACCAGCCTGTTCACCATTACGGATATTGAGAACGCCGAAGTGGGTAAGATTGTCACCATCAAGTGTGGCAGCGAGGACAAGGGGGTAAAGATCACCAAATCCGATAAGTTCAGCTTGATCAGTGCCGACTGGATACCGAAGAAAGGGGACACCATACGTCTGATGAAACGTTCTGACGGGAAATTCATCGAAATCGGACGTGATACGGCAGCTTCCGGTGCATTACAGTTCGCCAACGATGCAACCACTCCATCCTTGGAGGGTGCCACGGTGTTCGTAACGGGAACCAATACCAAAGCGACGGCAATCACGAATTTCACAGATGCGGTGGAAGGTGAGGTGTATACCATTCACGGGGCCGGGAATACGAATGCGTCCACTATCGATAATAGTGGTAATTTTGTCCTGACTGATGCCATGACGCTCAGCGCCGGCAAATTTATCATGCTGACTTATGCAGGTGGCAAATTCTATGAGGTGGCACGTGGTTAAATTTACGGGCGGAGTAATCCGCCCCTGTTATTCATTTTAAATTGTTATAATTATGGCATACGTTAAAAGAGCAGTGAAGCGCCCGGAAGGTAATCCGGGTAAAGGGATCAACCCGCGCGACATGATGAGTATCATTGATGTGGATGATATTCTGGTGTTCCCGGCACGTGACTCGGCCGGTGTGTTGATGACCGAGAACATACAATTGAAGCCTGGATGTTATTCTACTGACATCTATTTCACTCCCGGTACCGTGGAGGTTACAAGCAATACAGACGGAGATCCTGACGCACTTGGTTTCACCCCTACGGTCAAGGGGAACCATCCGGGAAACAAGCAGGCGGTCCGTGAGTTCAAGACCAACTGGCTCGGTCGGAAATGTATCGTGATAATGAGCTACTGTGACGGTCAGGACAAGGATCTGTTCGGTTCTCCCTGCAATCCCATGCAGATGGGAGTCAATTATACCGGTAACAAGGATGCCAACTCCTCTGAATTCACTTTTACCCAGATCAGTAAAGGGGATGACATCGCCATTTATAAGGGTACTGTTCCTTCGGAAGAACCGGTGGCGAGTGTGAGCGCGTCTGCCACTACCATCCCGTTTACGGCGGAAGGGCAATATCAGCTTCAGGGTGGTGAAGCGGAAATAAATAAAGTGACCGGCGGACGGCATGGTGCAGTGATGACCCTGCTGGGTGTAGCGTCAGGCGTGGCTCCGACAATTGCTCACGGCGGCCAGTTCCTGCTGCGTGGCGGAGAAACCTTCACCGCTAGTCCGGGCAGCCAGATAACCCTTCAGGCTTTTGAATCCGGTTCCGGTACATGTACATGGATTGAGCAGAGTCGTTATCAGGCATAAGTCATATTCTTATTTTAGTGAGGTTTCATTATTTCAGGAAAGCGGGGCTTCGGTTCCGCTTTTTTTTATTATTCAAATATACGAAAAAGTTTGCCAGTAACAAACTTTTTCGTATATTTGCAGTGTCATAACAAACGCGGGTGACGTCCGCATAAGTTCTTTTAATTATGGAACAATTGTTCAAGGCTATCCAGGAGATAGCAAGACAGAACCCGGAAGGGTTCACGGTTGACCTTACAACCTTAAAAAAGGTCACAAAAGGCATCTCAGTCGCTTATCTTGAAACTCAGGACAGTTTCGGGGAAGATGGTCTGAGAAGAGTTCTTAACCATGCTTTAGAGCACGAAAGGAAAGTCGGCGGATGGCTGAATGAAGAAAACGGACAGTTTTATTTCGACAGCATCCGGATTTTCACAGATCTGGAAGCAGCCAAGCGCTTCGGACGTGAAAACAGGCAGATCGCGATTTTCGACCTGACGCATTTAAGACTTGTCAAATTGTGACGGGAAGGGCTTCGGCCCTTCCTTTTACAGATTAAAAACAAATATTCCGATAATCAATCGTAAATTGATGCAGTATGAAAAATTTGGATTTACTTCCTCTTTCTCCAGAGGTTAAAAAGAGACTTGATGAGTTTGCCAGACAGTATGCACGTATGGCGCATATTGTAATTGAAATTGTTTCCTTCTCCGAAGGCCGTCTGATTGTCCGTGCGGAGCAGAAGGATCTGGTGAATGGACAGTTCCTTTCCAAAAAGGAACTTCACGAGCGTGTCCGGGAAATGTTTAAAGGTGAGATTCCGGAAGACTGGAAACTGACAGTTTCCGCTGTTAATTTTGACCGCAAGGATATTGACGGCATTACTGTCGAATGGGTCAGGAAACGTATGGAAAAATTAGGGCTGAAGGCCAAGCACCTAAGTAATTATACCGGGATTGACAAATGTACGGTATCGTCCATACTTTCCGGAGACAAGGACCTGACCAAATGGCATAAGGTGGCATTGTATTATTTCTTCAAGTATTACGAGGTGGCGCAGTTTTGATCAGATGCGGCAATATAGTATTAACAGTGTTCACCACATCCATGGGGAACTGAAAGAGGAGTTGGACAGATTCAATCATGCGCTGAAAGACATTTCTCAAAAAATAGGTTCACTCAGACTTTCTTATTGAAAGCTGTTTTTATTCGACCTGTCTTTTGCCCGGCAATTGCCGGGCTTTTTCTTTGTATGGTACATTGTAAATTTTATCGTATGAAAGAAAAAATTATTGCTTATCTGAGCGGTCCCCGTCCGTATCGTGAGGGGATTGCTTTGTACGAGGAGTACGGGCTTAATCTGATGCTGAAAGCCACTTTCCGGCGGAATGCCGAAACAGACCTGCTTCGTGCCACCTTGATGGAGGAACTGCGCAAGCTTGCCGGAATTTCGGAAACGGCTTTCAGGACAATGCAACGGAAGGCAGTGGACTCTCCCCACATATCTTCAGCTTCTATAGTGGTGGAAGAGATCAAGGCTGAGAAAACCGCAGTGAATGTTCCTGTTACCCCGGTTGTGGAAAATGTGATCCGTTTCCGTGACCGTTTCCCCTTCCTCAACTCTCCGGATTGTCCGGATGTACTGAAAATACTGGTTGCCGATATGTTCACGGCCTATGACCTTTATCTAAAAACTTTCAGGGAACTGGGGGAACTGCCGGATGACGTTGAGCTGGAACAGGCATTTGCCATAGCCAAAACAACTGTGGAGAATTACCTGGAGGACCGGAGTATCTGGGAGGAGTTGGAATATTACCGTGACAATCATGCGCTGCTCGGGAAACATCCCCGTATTGCCGTCTATCTAGCTTCTGACGAGCTTTCCAACAAAAGTGATCTTGAGGTGATGAATATCCGTAAGAATGCGGCCAGCAACGTGTCCAAATGGAAGAAGAAGCTTGAAACCGTTGAAGGTGAGGAGGAACGTGCGAAGGCATTGGCGGCAGTGGATAAATGGGAATCTATGAAATCGGCCGCCGAAAAGGAACTGGAAAACAGAAAAAAAAACTGATATTTCGGAAGGGGACGCTGGAGGACGGGATCAATGGGCTACTCCTGAAAATGGAGCATTTCTCCCACCCTTGTGACCGTGGCGAGTTTGCCCATTTACTGTCTGCAAAAAAATGCGAGTTGGCGTACCTAGAAGAATGTTTGAACAAATTATCTTATGAATGATATTCCCCCTGACAGCCTGGCTCTAACTGGAGAGCAAAAAAATGATGTTCGCCGCATGGCCTCTTTAGGTTATGCGCCGGAGGATATTGCCGCCTATCTTGGCCTTGACGCTTCTGAATGCTTTCTTTTTGTATATGACGCCGGTATTCCAGGAACCACCATTCGAGGGCTGATCCGTGAAGGCGTGCTTGTCTCACGGGCCGCTCCCGAGATAAAGCTGCACGAAGCAGCTGAGGACGGGAATATTGATGCCGTTAAGCTGCTAACGGAGATCCAGGAACGCCGTTTGTTTGAGAATCTGTTAAAAGATATGGATGAATATGAGTGAATTGCCGGTCAGACCTTCAAGAGTGGACTTTGAAAAGGTTGATCTGAATCAGATCCAGCGCATTCTTTCCACCGGAACGCTGGATTCTTTGCGTCCGGAAGAGAGGGAGTATTTCTCTCTAATGGAGATGGTACGTGGTCTGCGTGCCAGGATGCGTTTCACTAACGGCAGGATGGTGACAAAGGCAGGAATAATCAGGCTGCTGAAGTCGGAGCCGTACAGCCTGTCCGACTGGATGGCCCGGCAGGTGTATAATGACAGCATCAATTTTTTCTATACCCAAGACAACATCCGTCCGGAGGCGTTTGCTGCCCTGTATGCCGAGCGTGCCGAGAAGTGGGCGGACGCCGCTTTCCTGGCCGGCAAGATCAAGGAGGCAAGGGCCTTGTTGAAACTTGCCGGTGAATACCGCAGATGCTTCAGGAAGGAACAGGCGGAGATACCGGAAGAGCTTCTAAACCAGAAAAAGGTTGATATCTATACGGCCAGCCGTGAGGATCTGGGCGTTCCCGCCATTGATAGAAAGGAACTGGAGGGTTTCATCGACTCGATACCGGAGATACCTATTGCTGTGCGTGATAATCTGAAAGAGGACGCACGGATAAGAAAGTTTGATTTGAAAAAACGTATGATTTATGATATCGAGGAATTTAGCGAGGAAGATAGCGAATGATGAGGATGTGGATGTAAAATTCAGCCATAATGTCCAGATGCTGACCGATTTCGTGGATACGACCATTTTGGTTGTCATAGCCGGGCGTGGTATGTCCAAGAGTACGGTCATACAGTCCAGACGTTCATACAGGTGTATCTGGGAAATGCCCGGTGCGCCTTTCGCTTTTGTCGCCAACACTTATGCCAATCTGAAGGACAACATCATGCCCGCCGTACAGAAGGGATGGGAAATGATGGGGCTGTACGAGGGGGTGCATTATATCCGTGGAAAGGAACCGCCAGCCTCCTGGAAGGCGAAATGCTCCATAATTGTCAATGATTACCGGAACTGCTATTCCTTCTGGAATGGCAGTGTTATTTTTATGGGTTCGCTGGATAACCCTTCACTGCTTGCCGGCAAATCGGTGGTCCATCTGTTTTATGACGAGTCAAAATATGACAAGGACGAGAAGGTGAACCGTGCCATGCCTGTTCTACGTGGCGATTCTCTCACTTACGGGGCATCGCATCTGTTTCTTGGTCTGACGATCACCACTGATATGCCGGATGTCAACGAGGGGGAATATGACTGGTATTTCCGTTATGCACCCAATATGGATCCAGATCGTATAATTCTGATTGTACAGGCGGCTTTTGAACGGAACGGGCTGCTGTTGAAGCAACTGCGCGAGCAGAAGAAAGACAATCCCAGTCACTCCGTGCTGGCGCGTCTGGAAAGGAAAATAGATTATTATGATCGGGCCTTGCGCAAATTGCGCCGCGGACAAACCTTTTTTCTTAACGCATCCTCTCTGGTCAATGTTGATATCCTGACCCCGGAATATATACGAAACTTATATCAAGGTACTCTTGAACTGCATGAGTTCTGCAAGTCGGTGCTGGGTATGCGGCCCGGTCTCCGGCGTGATGTCCGCTTCTATGTATTATTCGGGCAAAGGCATAAGTATTATGACGGGAGTCCTGGAGGGGAGCCGGCGGAAAATAGTCGGGAGTTGCGCTATCTGCGGCATGACGAGCCTTTGGATGGCGGCATGGACTTCGGCAACATGCTTTCATTCGTGATTGGGCAGGAAGACGGAGCGTATTACCGATGCCACAAAAACTTTTTCGAGATACCTCCCGGGTGGTTCCGTGAGCTGGCTGACCAGTTCTTGGATTTCTTTGCTTCACATGAATGTAAGGAACTGTCGTTGTATTATGACCGGGCCGGCAATAATTTTGAAAGACAGGGGGAGGATTATGCCAGGAAGATAAAGGATGCCATAGAGAAGGATGCCGATGGTCGGCGGACCGGATGGACCGTCATTCTGATGAGCCGCAGACAGAGTATCATCCCCCAGTCGGAGGAATACGGATTCATGCAGGAGTTGATGAAGGGAGAGAATGGGCAATTGCCCCGATTGCTGGTTGATGCGGTGAATTGCCGTGAAATGGTCAGCAGCGTTGAGAAAGCCCCAGCCGGCATCCGCTATAAGGGTGAAACCAAGGTGGTGTTCAAGATCAAGAAGAGTGAAAAGCTTGCCCCGAAGAAACTTCCCATGTTTTCTACCAATTTCAGTGACGCTTTCAAATACCTGATGATGCGCAGAAACTGGCGTCGCATTGTCCGTATTGCCCGTGGCAATAATGCAAATCCCTATATCCCCGGTTTTGAGGAGTGATTTCTGTCCGTACCAGGCATCCCGCCGTTTTTCTCTGTCATATTTCACGAAAATTGCCCGGGGCAATTGCCCCGGGACTTCTGAGCGGCCCGCACGGAAACAAGAGACGTGGTTTTAAAGATTTTGGTTTTATGGTATTATTTATTGAAAACTAGATATTTATGTGCTCTTACAGCAAAATTCAAGGCTGAAATACGCACATTTTGAATGATAAATACGAAAATAAGGGGAAAATCAGTCATTTTTTGGATGGTTTTTCACTGGATCTTGTGAAATGCCTTGCGGGGGAAGGCAAAAAAGAACCCCCGGCCTGTAAGTAGTTATCTCACCCACATACTTACACAAAGATGCGTCACACCGCACAGCCGGGGGCAAATACCCTCTGCTGCGGTGTGACGCATTTTGTATGTTATGTGAGTGAGATGACGCAAAGATAATCAAATATTATTGTATGAAAGTGATAGAGATAATAAACTTTAATCGTGAGCTGCTGAAAAAGTTGCAGGAGGCGGGTGTCCGTCTGGAGGATGTCCAGTATGTGGAGTTATATTCGGAATACATGTACCGGACAAGCCAAGGAGAGAAAGTATCTTATGTCGTTGCCGTGCTTTCTGAAAAATATTCGGTTAGCGAGAGGACGATTTATGCCCTGGTTAAGCGGTTTCGGAGTGACTGTAAGACGTTTGCAGTATGAACGGGCTGTTTTATCAGGCGGACTGTGCTGTTTCTCCTATCTTTAGGATGTTTCATTTTTATAAGGAGGAATGGCTATGAACAAGTATTATCAGGTGCTGGACAAGATACTTGCCACAGGAAAAACGCAATCAAACAGGAAGGGGAACATACAGTACCTTCTGAATGAGGTTCTGGTACTTACACCAGCGGATCTGTTGGACATCTTTGAAGGGCATCATATTGCCCGCAAGAAGCTTCGTAATGAACTGCATTTGTTTATGCAGGGTGAGCGCCAGGTGGAAAAATACCGCGAAGCAGGTATCAACTGGTGGGATTATTGCGGATCCATTCTTGTGAACTCTTATCCCACCTATTTTGAGAAGCTGCCGCCACTCATAGACAAAATCAACAGGGAGAAACGTAACAGTAAGAATTATGTGCTTTTCCTAGGTGAGACCGGTGTGGAAAGCAACCAGACGCCCTGCCTGAGCTTGGTGCAGTTTCAGATTGACAATGGAGAACTGGTGTTGTCCGCATACCAGCGCAGCAGTGATGCAAATCTCGGATTGCCTGCTGACATTTATCATCTGTACCTGATGGCACGGCAGATAGAACTTCCCCTGAAGTCGATCACCCTCTACCTGGGAAATGTACATATTTACGAGAACAATATCCCAGGTACCCGTGCACTGCTTGCCGGTGACGAGACTGTCCGTTTCGAACTGAATGTCTGATCTGCTGCATGTGTCGTGCAGTGGGTAACGCTCCTGATCCTGCCTGTTTCTCATAAATTCAGAAGATCTTTGCGGCGTTTTTTTAAATGGAAAGTAACATGAGAAATATGTATCTGTCTGCCCCGCTTCCGTTTGTGGGGCAGAAACGTATGTTTGCCAAAGAATTCATCAAAGTATTGGACCGATTCCCAGACAGTACCGTTTTTGTGGATCTTTTTGGCGGATCGGGGCTGCTGTCCCACATTACCAAACGGGTAAGACCTGATGCTGTTGTGGTATATAATGATTTCGACAACTACCGGCAACGGCTTGACAATATACCGAATACCAATCAGTTGCTGGCAGATTTGCGAAGGATAACAGCGGAACTCCCCAGAAAAAAACGTATAACCGGTGAAGCCCGTGAAAGAATATTGGCTCGTATTGAAAAGGAGGAAAAGGAACATGGCTACGTTGATTATATCACATTGTCGTCATCCCTGTTGTTTTCCATGAAATATGTGCTGAATCTGGATAATATGAGGAAAGAAACGTTTTATAACACTATCCACCGGACTGACTATTCCGATGCGAAGGATTATCTGGAAGGACTAACCATTGTCAGTGAAGATTATAAGGAAGTGTTCAAACGTTACAAGGATGTTCTGGGGGTGGTTTTCCTGGTTGATCCCCCTTATTTAAGTACAGAAGTCGGAACATATAAAATGTACTGGCATCTGGCTGATTATCTGAATGTCCTGCATGTTCTGAAGGAGCATTCGTTTGTGTATTTTACATCCAATAAATCTTCCATTCTTGAATTATGCAGTTGGATTGGGGATAATCCCTCAATCGGTAATCCTTTTAAGGATTGTGTGAAAGTGGAATTCAATGCCTGTGTGAATTACAGTAGCTGTTATACTGATATAATGCTGTGTAAACAAGGTAAAAAAGATGTTTCGGATTTGGCTGCCTGATATTGAAATCTGTGAACAGGATGTGCATTTATAACAGAAGTCCTGTTATCAGGCCAAGCAAAAGGAATATTAGACTGTTTATTATCAGCTTTTTGATCTGATAAAGGTGCATACAAATAAGGCTTACCTCTTTTTGTAACTGCTTGATATCTTCCTGTTCTTTTGTCATGGTTCATATTTTTGATGCATCAGCAAAGGTAATAAAAATCCGCTAGGAAATTCGGGATGTTGAATATTATCC